GAGCGATTCCAGCAGGAACCAGGGTATCTGTGATAAGAAGAACTGGTAAAGTATGGTACGATCGCGGTGAAACCACAGCCAGTGCAGGTGAATCCTTGCTGAAAAATACCACTCCTATGGCAGAATTCATTGCTAAACGTACTACTAAATTGCCCGAATAAATACAACTATGGAATCACAAGAGACTAATATGCCAGAAAATATAGACCAAAAAAATCAACAGGTACAAACACGCCCAAATGAAACAGGCGGTGTACATTTTGAAGGACACATAAAGATTTTTGATCCGGAAAACGGAGAAGTTTTTATCGACAAACGCAATGCCATACACTACGAAAACATGAGCGTGGCTATGGTAAACAGTTTAAGTAATCAAGGACAAGGTACCATTTATCAAATGGCCTTTGGAACCGGCGGCACAGTGGTTGATCCAACAGGGTTGATATCATATCTTACTCCCAACACAGTGGGAGTAAATTCCAGCCTATATAATCAAACATATGTTAAAATTATTGATCAAAGTCAACCAAATAACACAGATCCAGTAAGAAATAAAATGCAAGTTCGGCATATCAGTGGTGCAACCTACAGTGATATTATAATCAGTTGTTTGCTCGATTACGGCGAGCCTACTGATCAGGAAGCATTTGACAACTCTGTGGATCTAAGTGGAAATTTCGTATTTGATGAATTAGGCCTAAAGAGTTATAATCCCAGCGGCGATGGCAAACTGCTGACACATGTGGTATTCCACCCCGTACAAAAAAGTCTAAACAGACTATTGCAGATCGATTACACGATCCGTGTACAGAGTTTAACCGGTTTCACAGAGGTATAATAGATGCCATATATTGTTAATTTTACAGATAACGACAACAAGACACCCATAACGGTGTTTGATAATACTTCTAGCACAGACACTAGCCTAACTTTTCCAGGTAGAAATGTCACAGGGTATGGACAGATCATCGCAGAAAACTTTTTGGCTCTGCTAGAAAATTTTGCTAGCGCCACAGAACCAGTAAACCCAACCGAAGGTCAATTATGGTACGACAGTGAAAACGGTATCTTAATGATATGGGACAATACCAATTGGAAATCAGCATCTAACATACAGAAAAGTGCATCAGCACCTAGCGTAGAAACTTCAAAGGTTGGTGAACTGTGGGTAGATACCACAAATCAACAGTTACGTATATATTCAGGAACACGCTGGATTCTAGTGGGACCTTCAGAAAGCTCTATTGACGGGTTGAGGTATGGACCAGCAATTGAGCAGATAGCAGACTCTGACAATATCACCAGATCAATATTAACATTTTATATCGCAGATATTCCTGTAGTTATTTTCAGCAAGGACAGTTTCACACCTAAGAATACTATTTCTGGGTATGCAGTGATACGTGCAGGAATGAATATCAATGTGCCGGTATCTGCACCAGAAATCGCACAATTTGTAGGCGGATTATTACCTAAATATTATGGCACAGCACTAAATGCGGATGCATTACTTGTAGGTAGTACATCAGTGGCTGCATCAAAATTTTTAAGAATAGAAGCTCTTAATTCAAGCGAAACCTCACAGACGATGTCGACCAGTCTCAACGTAAGAAACAATTCAGGAGTCACGGTAGGTATAGATGGAACATTTACTGTATCTACATCATCAACTGCTGCCAAGATCTACAACAGTGCAGCTGGTAGTTCTCTAGATCTACAGATCAACAGAAACGGCATCGCCAGTACTATTTTAAGAATATTAGACAACAAAGTAGGTATCAATAAATCTAGTCCTGCAGAAGCATTAGATGTTGATGGAAATATTTTAACCAACGGTGCATTAATAATTTCTAATACCACAGAAAGCACTAATTTTAGCAATGGTTCGTTGAGAACAGCAGGTGGCGTAAGTATAACAAAAAATCTAATAGTTGGTACAGGACTAGATGTCACAGGTATCACGCAGACAAACAATATACAACCAAAATCTACAGATACCTATGATAGCGGAACTGGGCTAAGAAGATGGAAAACCATAAGAGCAAAGACCATCATCGCAGATGAAATTGAGGGTATTCTCAATGGCAATATCAACGGTAACGCCAATACAGCTACAAATTTAAAAAATGTTACAACTTTTCAATTAGATGGAGATGTTTCTTCTCCTACGGTATCATTTGATGGTCAGGTAGGCAGTTATACAAAAATATTCACAACCAGTCTAACTGCTAATATTATTAAAAGTAAAACAGAACCCTTTCCTAATTTTTCAAAGAATAATGACTATGTGTTAACCTACAGAGCTTCAGAAGAAGCCACAGCCTCTTTGGGGTTATTAAAGCAGACTAGAAACACCTTTATTGGTGACCTCGGAGTACCTATGGGGGCAATAATGCCATATGCTGGAGCCAGCGCACCCTATGGTTACTTATTATGTGACGGATCGGAAGTTGAAAAATCAAAATTTCCAGAACTATTCGATACTATTGGTTCTTTATACAACGGCGCAGTAACTCTCAACGGAGTTAATACTTTTAGATTACCAGACCTGCGTGGTAGATTTGCACTGGGTAAAGATAACATGGACAATGGCGGTACAGTTCCTAATGCTCTTGGGGGATACATTGACGCAGGCGGCGGTAATATAGATAGAGTTCCAGATACCAAAGCAGACATTCTAGGCGAAGGTGCAGGCTCTAGCGCAGTGGCATTGACTTTAGGCAATCTTCCTGATCACGAACATTCATTAACAAATTCCGGAGTACAATACTCTGTGGTTAGAAATGATTCAGCGATCAACCCTCCGGCCACAACAGGACTAGGACCGACTGCAGCTGGGCAGACACAATATTTAAACACAACAGGATTTATTAAAAAACCAGATCCTACGTTTGCACTAGGAACAGCAATAGGTATCATGAATCCATATCTAACAATTAATTATATTATTAGATCTGGACCACCAGCATTTTAATTAGAGAAAAATAAATGGCATATCAAATAAACAAAACAGATGGAACAGTTGTAGCAACAGTCGCAGATGGACAGATTGATACGTTATCCACGGATCTAACACTTATCGGAAAAAATTACAGCGGCTTTGGCGAAGCTCTAAATGAAAATTTTATTAAGCTGTTAGAAAATTTTGCCAGCACAACTAGACCCACACATCCAATACGTGGACAAATCTGGTTTGATGCGTCAGAATTAAAATTAAAAGTTTACAGCGGTACACAGTTTTTACCCGTGAGTTCTGCAACTATAGCCAACACACAGCCAACATCGTTAGGAATCGGAGATCTGTGGTTCAATAACGTGGATAGACAACTGTATTTCTTTGATGGAACCACAGCTATTCTTCTTGGACCTGCATATTCTACCAGCCAAGGTATCAGCGGTCTAAGGGTAGAAAGTATTTTAGATACATTGAATCAAACTCGAGTTGTGACCTATCTCTACAACAACGGAATTCTACTAGGCATATTTGCCAAAGATTCGTTTACCCCCAAAGTAGCAATTTCAGGATTTACAGGCAGTATCATTCCCGGGTTTAATGCTGGTAATCTTGCAGGATTGAAATTTGCTGTGACCTGTACCAATTCAGAGTCACTGGGGGGTGTTACAGCAGCAACCTATGTGAGAAAGGATACTTCAAACTCAATCAATGGACAACTACAGCTCACAGCAGATCTTGGACTAGTAATAGGATCAGCAGGCCAGGGAGCATTTAACGTTATTACTGGTAATGTATTTTTACAAAATACAGCGACCGACAAAAATCTAATTTTTAATGTACGTAAAGGTATTAACCAAGAAGATGCAATATCGATCCAATCTGCTAGTAGAATTATTGATCTATATGCAGGGCAATCAACGAGCCAAGTTAACATCGGCGGTAGCCTTCTAGTTCAGGGCGACTTAACAGTTACAGGTAATACTACTACAGTGAATACTGAAGTACTGACTATTGAAGATAAAAATATCGTGTTAGCCAGCGCAGGTGACAGCACAGCAGGAACAGATGCAAATGCAGACGGTGGCGGCATTATTCTGCGAGGTACTACAGATCACGAATTTTTGTGGAACGGTCCTCAAACTTCATGGGACAGCACCGAACACGTTAACTTAGCTGCAGGTAAAGAATTTAAAATTAACGGTATCACAGTGTTATCAGGTACCAGCCTGGGG